CAAATGGCTACGCTTCACTTTTACAGCTCAAGGCAGCACTAGGCATAGCTGACGGCATTGACGATCCGCTACTAGAAATGGCGATTGAATCAGCCTCTCGCCAGATTGACTCCTACACCGAGCGTTACTTTTACAACGCTGGAACTGCTACCAAAATCTTTGCCCCTATTGACAACTATGTCTGCGAGACCGAGGACTTCATTACCCTGACCAGAGTAAAGACCTCCGAAGACGGCGAGACCTTTGACACCACATGGGAAGCGAAAGACTGGCAAGCAGAGCCTCTGAATGGTCGAGCAGGTGGCGTGACAACTTCTTACTACCAGATCAGAGCAATCGAGGATTACCTGTTCCCATACCGCAACGGCGAAGCCACAGTTGAGATAGTCGGAACTTGGGGTTGGACCGCAGTCCCGATTGCAATCACTCAGGCAACTGTCATTCTTGCCTCAAGAATCTTCAAACGACTTGACTCGCCTCTAGGAATTATCAGCGGAGAGCTTGGCTCGATGCGTGTCGGCTTCAGACTCGACCCAGATGTTCAGCACCTAGTTGACCCATACCGCAAAATCAGGATGGCATAGTGGCCTCAATCACAGAGCTGCGTGATGGACTTGCTGCGAACCTAGCAACCATTCCGGGGCTAAGAGTTTCCCCAACTATCCCCGACAACCCATCTCCTCCAATCGCAATCGTGCAACTTGCAAGAGTGCAATACCACCAAGACTTCAAGCGAGGAATGACCGAATACAACTTTGCCGTTCAAGTAGTTGTTGGCAGGGTAGATGAAAGAACTGCCCAAAGAAATCTCGATGCCTACTGCTCAAGCACTGGAGACTCATCCGTTTCGCTTGCGGTAGAATCGGATAGGACACTAGGCGGAAAGGCCTTTGACTGCATAGTGACCGAAATGACGAACTACGGATCAGTGCTGATTTCAGATGTTACTTATCTGGCAGCCGAGTTCAATGTTCGTGTGTTAGCTAACTAATTAGGAGATAAATAAATGGCAAAGCAAATCCTTACGGATGTTGTTGTCCAGCTCAACGGAACTGCAATCTCGCAGAATGTAAACTCCGTTGAACTAACCACAACTTCAGACGCAATCGAAACCACGAGCTTTGGCTCAAGTGGTTGGAGGGAATACAAGGGCGGGCTAAAGTCTGGCTCAGTAACCCTTTCGATGCACAATGACTACGCAAGCACAGCACTAGACGGCATTCTTTACAACTTGTTCAACACAGTTGCAACAGTGGCCGTTTTCCCTGCTGGAACACCAGCGGGAACCAATACCCCTAAGTATGAGTTCACAGTCCTTGTGGACAATGTGGCCCCCGTTAGTGGCGCAGTCGGCGACTTGGCTGTCCAGAACCTAACATGGACCATCACTGGTGCAGTCACTAGAGGCACATCAGCCTAGATAACTAAATAAGAAAGGAGACCAAGATGAGGATGCAACTCGAAGTCGAGTTCAACGACGAGACTAAGAAGGATGTCAAGGTAATCATGGCTGACATGGTTAAGTTTGAGTCCGAATACAACCTCAGCATTGCGAAGCTAGGGCAGGAGATGAAAGTTACTCACCTGCTCTGGCTCGCATGGTCAGCACTTACCAGAGAGAAGCAAACCGATCTCGACTTCGACAAGTGGGTTGAGACTGTTGCTTCAGTAGGAGCTGTTGACCCAAAAGCATCGAAGGGCTAGGAGATAGCTCGGCTCACTGGTATCTCGTTAACATTGCTTACGAATACAAAGTGAGTCCCCTAGAGCTTATGAAGCTCGATGAGCGAATGCTTTGGACAATGGGCCGCTACCTAGTCTGGCGAGCGCAAGAGATGTCAAAGAAGTAGAGACCGACCCTTCGGGGTCGGTTTTCTATTAGGTAGAATTGACCAGAGGTGTCTGATGCTAAAGCCAACTGCGACTATTACTGCAAGAGATTTGAAAGAAGCTCTTAAGCGAGTCAGAGATACCGAGCCAGACCTAAGAAAGCAATTTGTCAAAGACATTAGAAGTATTGCTAAAGAAGCTGAGAGTCCAATCAAGCAGGCTATTCGAGGAGTGACTCCGCTTAGTGGTATGAGATTCAACTATGGAGCAACGGGTTGGGGTGTCAAATTTGCCCCTGATGCTACTCAAATACGAGTTAATGCAAAGACTGGAGGCAGAAGCCTGACAACCTCTTTGGTCAGCATCAAGCTTAAGTCTGCTGCTGCCAGCATCGTTGACATGGCTGGTAGATCAGGTAAAAGCATTGGTCGAGGTAAAAGAAACAGCGGCCTAACCCCGGTAATAAGACGCACCGCTTCGGGTGACTTGGTTGCCTACGCCAGACGAACTCCCTACGAGGCAGGGCGAAAGTTTATCGCTAACCTGAATAGGGCCTCTGGCATCCTCAAGACAGGTGCGTCTCGTATTGCTTGGCCTGCCGTTGAGCAAGACCTTCCACAATTTGAGAAGCGAATAAATAAGAGCGTTGGCGAGTTTTACCGAGATGCGAACAGAGGAATTCTATAAATGGCAGTAAATGTAGTCCTAAAATCCGTCTGGGATGACAAGGGAATCAAGAACGCTCAAAAGGCTATTCAGGATTTCAATGCTGGATTTGACAAGGCGTTCAAGGCTGTCGGAGTTGCTGCCGCTGCTGCTGGTGCTGCTATTGCCCTATTCGCCAAGCAGTCCATAACTGCCGCCAGTTCTTTAGAAGAATCCACCAACGCTGTCAATGTTGCCTTTGGCAAGTCGGCTGATGAAGTCCTCAAGATTGGTGAGAACGCTGCACAATCCTTTGGTTTAGCGAGAACCGAGTTCAATCAAGCTGCCGTTAGATTCTCTGCGTTTGCCGAAAGGGTTGTCGGAGCAGGTGGAGATGTAGCGGGCTTTATTGGTGAGGTTACTCAGCGAGCTTCGGACTTTGCATCGGTGTTCAACATTCAAGTATCTGAGGCTTTGCAAGTATTCCAGTCCGGTCTATCGGGCGAGGCAGAACCACTAAAGAGATTTGGTATCAACCTGCTTGATTCCGAAGTCAAGGCTTATGCCCTAAGAACTGGATTGATCGCAGTCGGCGAGACAATGACCGAGCAGGAAAAGGTTCAGGCTCGCTATGGGCTGCTCTTAGAGTCAACAGCTAAAACCGCAGGTGACTTTGCAAACACCTCTGACTCACTTGCGAATCAACAGCGAATCCTTACAGCTACTTTTACAGACCTTCAGGCTGAAATCGGAACAGCCCTTCTGCCAGTTGTCGGACAGTTAGTAAGGCAATTTGCAGACTTCCTTATTCCAAAGCTAGAGCAGCTCGGCAAATGGATCAACTCACCTGATGGCAAGAAAGCTGTTCAAGATTTTGGTGATGCTATTGGCAATGTTCTAAAGTCGGCTTTTGACTTTGGCGATTGGTTTGTCAAAAACTTTGACACCATCAAGGACTTTTTCGTTGCCATAGGTATTGGCCTAGTTACCATGCGAGCCTTGACTGGGGCTATACAAATTGCCACAGGTGCGATGGCTTTGTTTAACGGCGTAAGCGCAGCCAACATCTTTATCGCTGCTGCTGCTGCAATTGCGCTAATTGCTGCTGGAATGTATTTGGTTTATCAGAATACCGAAAAGACTAATGATGCACTAGAAGAGCAGCGCATTGCAATTCTAAAAACAGAGGAAGCTTGGGTTACTGCTGCGACCGCTGGCTCATCTGCTTACAAAGGAATTATTCCAGGACTTGAATACGCAACTGAGGCAACAAGCGATTTGGGAACGCAGGGCCTCGTTGCTGGCGGTCACATCAGAGACCTAAATAACATCAGGCTTCAGGGCTTGAGAAATGAAATAACCGGAACGACAGGCGAGCTCAATAGATTCCGAAATCTGAGCAATAAGTTTGTTGCTGCTTTCAAGCCGATTGAAGAAGGTGGCGGCGCCGGCGGCGGTGGCGGAGGCGCAACTGGCCCGACTGCTTTTGAGCGTGTTCAAAAATTTATCAAGGATTCACAGAAAGACCTTGCCAAAGCACAAGAGACCTACAACAAGACGATAGCCGCTGCTCAGAAGCGTTATGCGGAACAAGTGCTAAAGACAGAGCAAGACTTTGCCAACAAGCTCGCTGACATTATTCAGCAGTCACAGGATCGGCTTAGAACGGCTTTTGAGTCTGTTGTAAGAGTTTCACTTGCCGACATCTTTGAGGTCGAAGAAACTAAGTCTGTCGCTAACTTGATTGCAGGACTAACAAACAGACTGTCAAAGTCACAGGCTCTACTTGAGAAGGCGGGCAAGCTAAACGCTGCCGGATTCTCACAGACATTTATTGAGCAGGTCGTTCAGGCTGGAACTGACACAGGAAACGAACTTGCTTCGGCAATTCTTGAATCGACACCTCAGACGCAGGCAGAACTTCAGAGACTATTCCTAGCACTTGAGGCAACAGCCGAAACGGGCATGGACTCTCTGGCTCGTGAAATTTATGACAAGCAAGGCTTGGCAACAAGGGAGCTAAAGAACCTTTATGTTCAAACACAGCTTGACCTGACCGAAGCACTCAAGGAACTACAGCTTGACTTCAATCAGGAAGTAATTGACGCAAACATGACTCTGATCGAGGCCGTCAAGAAAATCCGAGAAGCCTTCCAAGAGAACATCGAGTCTATGAAGGGTGACTTGGGAGGACTTGACAGGGTTGTCTCGGAGTTCCTAAAGAAACTCGGACAGGTAGAGACTAAGGCTGAGGAAAGAATTGACAAAATTACTTCCCCAGTTACAGGCGGTGGAGTTACCGGTGGCGTAGCAGGCGGAATGACAGGTGTTGTATTAGCAGCCTCGTCTGTCACAGATGCAACGGGAATTTTCATTGACGCTATGAGCGATGTAAGCAGAGTTATTGAATACCTCAACGAGCGCATCAACGCAGCTAATAGGTTTGCTAATGAATCTGCTATTGCTGGCAGAACTGCCGAAGCTATGAGTGCGGTCAATCTAAGAAACGAGTTCCGCTCTCAGCTTGGTCTAATTCAGTCACTAGGAACAGGTGCGGTTGGAACGACAATCAACATAAATGTCAAGACCGACTCAACGCAGTCTTTGGCAATGGTTGGTAAGACATTGGGTAACACCATCACCAAGTATGTTTCCGCTGGTGGTCAAGTTCTAGTGAGTCCGACAAATTGAGCCAGCCAGTCCAGAAGGTAGAGCTTGGATTTGACATTCTGTCATCTGGTCTCGGGCCTTACTTCATCCTTGATGACCCGATAAAGGGCAAACTAGACAATACTGAGTATCTCTTGGCAGGTGTCCTATTCTTCGATGTAACTAGCCTTGTCCAATCGGTAGCTATCCAAAGGGGTAAAAACCGACAGCTAGATCAGTTTGACTCTGGTCTAGCCAACATAGTCTTCAATAACAATGACCGAACCTTTGACCCTGAGTATGCACTCTCCCCATACGCAGGGCAGATAGTGCCTAAGCGTCAGGTCAGAATCTCGTCAGGTGGCATTGTTCAGTTCGCCGGCCTTGTCGATGACTGGAATCTGACCTATGCGCCAAACGGAGACTCAACGGCTTCGGCAGCTTGCTCGGATGCAACATCTTCATTTGCCACGCAGACAATTGCCACAAGAACAAACTCAGTCCAGAAGTCAGGGGAAAGAATAAACGCAATCCTTGACTTGCCTGAAATCAACTGGCCCTCTACTCTGCGAGATGTTGACACAGGGCTAATGACACTCGGCGCAGACACTATCGCTGACAACACAAATGCCCTTACCTACTTGCGATTAGTCGAGCGAAGCGAACCCGGTGCATTCTTCATCGGTAAGTCAGGAAATGTAATCTTCCGAGACCGCATCGCCGCACCGACTTCTCAGGGTGTGACCCTTGCCGATGACGGCACTGGTATCAAGTATCAATCACTTAGGGTGCAATACGGATCAGAACTCTTAGCAAACGAGATTGTTGTCAGCTCGGAGATAAGTTCTTATGAAGTCACAACCCTAGACCTTGAGTCAATTGACACTTACGGAATCTTCAACCTGACCCGAACCGGGCTTCTAATCAACGCTAACGGCGATGTTGATGAGCTTGCCGAGTTCTATGCAAACAAATACTCACAGCCTGAATACCGCTTTGAGTCGGTTGAGGTGTTGCTTGACGAGCTAACCAATCAGGAGCAGAACGACCTGCTCGGCTTAGAAATCGGCGATGTTGTCGAAATCAAATTCACCCCTAACGGCATTGCCCCGGCTATCTCCAAATACGCTGAAATCATCCGCATTGACAACTCGATTGACCTAGACAACCACATAATGTCTCTAGGCTTCTCGACACTTGACTTTGCCCTCTTGGTCTTGGATGACGCACAATTTGGTAAGCTAGACGCAGGCAACGCATTAGCCTTCTAATAGGAGAAACATGGCAGGTTTAGGCCGTAAAGTATTTACCGCAGGTGAGGTTCTAACCGCTGCGAATGTTCAGGATTACCTACAAGACCAAGCAGTCATGGTCTTTGCAGGGTCAGCTGCAAGAGGCTCAGCCATCGGCACAGCGACCGAGGGCATGGTGTCCTACCTAACTGACAATAACCGCATTGAAGTCTTTACGACTTACTGGGAGCAGGTCTGGCCTGTCAACACAACCCCGGCGGTCAACACAATCGCTGCAACCGCAACGGCCTACACAATCGCTGCAACCGATGCCAACGACACGCTTTACTCACTTGCCACAACCGCAGCAACAATCACTATTTCAGATGTTTTCTCGATCGGTGACAGGGTAGACATTTGGAGAGATGCCGCTGGAACCGTTGTCATTGCTGCAGGCTCAGGCGTAACCTCATGGGCAGGTGCCGGGACCGCCGGGACAAGCGTGTCCTTCAAGATAGATCAGCAATACAATGCCGCAACTGTTCAAAAGGTTGCAGCTAACACCTACCGAGTAGTTGGAAAGATAACTGCATAATGCCTATTCCAATAGGAATCCTTGCTCAAGCGGGGTCAGTTCTTGGCAACCTGCTTAACTACCTTGTCGTTGCTGGCGGTGGCGGTGGCGGTGGCAACATTGGTGGTGGTGGTGGAGCTGGTGGTTATCGCTCAAATGTTACTGGCGAAAATTCAGGTGGCGGAGCATCTTCCGAAACTGCTCTAAATATTGGAACTGACATTGTTCTCGGCACAAACTACACAGTCACAGTCGGTGCTGGTGGTGCAGGTGGTGTCCCAACCCCACAAACAGCAGGTGCAACTGGTTCTAATTCAGTTTTCAGCACTATAACCTCTAGCGGTGGTGGAGGTGGTGGTAAGGGTGCTGTCGGTGATGGTGCCCAAGAATCAGGTCTAAATGGTGGTTCTGGTGGTGGTGCTGGTGGGTCACTTATATCTACAGGAACTCGTGTCAAGGGCAACGGAACTGCTAACCAAGGATTTGATGGTGGCGTAAATCAATTCAGTTCTTCAACAGCCGCCAAGGCTTCTGGTGGTGGTGGTGCTAGTGCCGTAGGTGGCAATGGTGGCTCTGGGGCTGCTGGTGATGGTGGAGCTGGTGTTTCTTCAAGCGTAACTGGCTCAGCAGTCACTCGTGCTGGTGGTGGTGGTGGTGGTTCTCAGGGAACTGGAACTGCTGGAACAGCATCAGGTGGAGGTGGTGCGGGTAGCACTACTGATAGCACAGCAACTGCTGGAACTGTAAACACAGGTGGTGGTGGAGGTGGTGCTGGTCGTTCTTCGGCTGGTGGAACTGGTGGAAATGGTGGTTCTGGTCTTGTTGTTCTTCGTTACCCTGACACCTACGCATTACTAGCAGGTGCAGGTTTAACATCTTCTACCACAACATCTGGCGGAAATAAAATCACAACTTTTACCGCTGGCTCTGACAATGTTTCTTTTTCTGTTCCAACAACCTTCACAACAAACTTTTTAGTTGTAGCTGGTGGTGGTGCTGGTGGTGGTGGTCTGGGTGGCGGTGGCGGTGCTGGTGGATACCGCTGTTCAGTAACTGGAGAATCTTCAGGTGGGGGTGCCTCAGCTGAATCTGCACTGACTCTAGAGACTGGCACAAACTACACAGTTACAGTTGGAGCTGGTGGTGCATCCAACACTTATTTCGTAAATAACACAATAACAAATGGTTCTAATTCTGTTTTTGGCACCATAACTTCAACTGGTGGTGGTTATGGTGGTTGGGTAAATACAAGCAACTTGGCTCAGTCTCCATCGACTGGTGGTTCAGGTGGTGGTGGTGTTGGTGGTGGTGGTGGTGGTAACCCCTTCACTGGCTCAGCAGGAACATCTAATCAGGGTTATGCTGGTGGCGATGGCGTTGCTACAACCGCCGCATCAAATGGTGCTGGTGGTGGTGGTGGTGGAGCTGGGGGTAATGGAATTGCTGCTGCTTTAAACGCTGTAGCTGGTAATGGTGGAGCTGGAATAAGCAGCTCAATTACTGGTTCTTCGGTTGCTAGAGCTGGTGGTGGTGGTGGTGGTGCAAGAACATCTGCCTCTGGAACTGCTGGAACTGCTTCTGCTGGTGGTGGAGCTGGAACAAACACCGATGTCAATGCGACAAATGGTTCTGCTAACACTGGTGGTGGCGGTGGTGGCTATGGTGGCTTAGCTTCTGGTTACAAGGGTGGTAATGGTGGTTCTGGTGTTGTAATTATCAAATACCCCGACACCCGCACAATTACAGTCGGAGCTGGTTTGACTTCTTCTACCTCAACAAGCGGCGGATTCAAGGTGACAACATTCACTGCTGGCACAGGTTCGGTTTCTTTTAGTTAGGATATACACATGGCACATTACGCATTCTTAGATGAAAACAACATCGTGACCGAGGTTATTACTGGTCGGGATGAGTGGGAAGTGGTTGACAACATCAAGGACTGGGAGCGTTACTACGGAGCGATCCGAGGCCAAGACTGCAAGCGAACCTCCTACAACGGAAACATCCGAAAGAACTTTGCAGGTGTCGGCTACACCTACGACTGGGACAGAGATGTTTTTATCCCGCCAAAGCCTTACCCAAGCTGGGTTCTCAATGAGGATACCTGCCGTTGGGAAGCACCAATTCCTTACCCTAATGACGGCATAATGTATCAGTGGGATGAAGAAGCTGGTGATTGGGTCGCAATGGTTTTCCAGCAGGAAAACAAGGCACTTAACTAAGTCGCAGGGTAAAAATGGCTGAGGAAACAAACGGCGTTCGCATAACGCAAAGAGACATCTATGAAAAGCTCATCGAGGTTCAATCGGTGCAGATTGAACTGGTTGCCGATATCAAAAACCTTAAAGACCTACCTGCCCGCA